TCTGACTCTGTGGGGGATCGGCATATTGTCGACCTTTAACCACGGACCAGTTTCTCCCCTTCTGTCAGCCTGACTAGCTGATGGGACGGAAATGTTTCTCAGTTACGAACACTAAGATTATTTCCGGTGCCCAACAACCGAGCCGAAAGGTGAAGTTGGGGGGTTCAGTCAGGAAAGGCGCAACCTTGAGCGCTACTACATTGAAGCAGCAGCAGATCAGTGGTTTTGCGGATTGCCTGATGGCTTTCTTGCATCGCTACAAGATCCACGCTGTAAAAGAGATCGTAATGGAACATCTACAAAAGCAAATGAACCATCTTGAGCTCGATCAGCTACCAAAAGTCTTCAAGCTGTCCCTGGCGGTGTTCTTTTCAAAGGAACAACGTCAGGAACTACCTGAAGGTCATGAGTCAGCGATTTCGTTACTCAACCCGTTCTATCTTCGTCTTTTGAGGAAGCACTACAAGAATCCGACCAAGAAGTCGAGAGTCTTGTGGGACCTCCTCCAGAGCAAGGATCTAGCGGTTCAGGTACCGAAATCGATGATTCAAGCTGCGTTCGAGAAACATCAGAGGACACTCACAGCTGTAGGAGTGACCCCTTGTCATATTCTGACGGAGTTTCGAACACGGATGAGGGATTTCTGCCAAGAAGTCCTGAAAGAATTCCGTAACGAGACGACCCTCCCCCCTCAGCGTGCGTATTTTCGCACTAAGAGGTCAGAGGGAGGCTGTCGGAATTATTACAAGTCACTTGGTCTTATCAATTCCCTCGGTTTCCTTTCTCGGGAGAAAGGGGATCGGAGGATTGACCCCCCGGTGTTACACATTTGTGGCCCACCGGGGAAGGGCAAGTCCTTCCTACAGGAGGCGGTGATAGCCGCCCTTTCCCGTCGCTTCGGTTACTTCAAGCCGGACGTGTATTCACGGACGGTCGGAACTGACCATTGGGACGGGTACAGGGGGCAGTTAATCGCTTCCATTGATGATGCCTTCTCTGCGAGGGAGGATGAAAAAGACTGTCTGGAGATTATCCAGATCTGTTCCAACCTCCCCTATGTGCTGCCGATGGCAAAACTTGAGGAAAAGGGTCGGAAGTTTACTTCCGATTTCCTCTTCATCTCGTCTAACTTCGCGCACCTGGCTGGTAACGTCGCCATGCAGTGCCTTCCGGCTCTCCGAAGGAGGATCTATCCAACTTTCGAGTTACTCGAGAGAAGGGGGACCCTCTACCGCATCCGGCAAGACTGGTTCAACAAGGAAACTGGAACAATTGTTCCCGGAACTATCCGGGAATTTCAGTTCCACGACCTTGTCGAATTTCTTGTGGACTACTTGGTGACGCTCCACTCGCAGAGGAAATTGTCTTCTGATAACGTCAATGTTCCGATTGTACCTTCGGCCTTTGGTGAGCCGGGACTTGGACTATCCTTCCCTGTGGAGGCCCCGCAAGGGGTTCCCACTGTTAAGGCAGTCGCGATTCCCGAACCACTCAAGGTCAGGATGATCACAAAAGGAGAGGAGGAGACCTGGGTTCTGAAGCCCGTCCAGAAAGCAATGTGGAGAGCCCTTGGGCACTTCGATTGCTTCAGACTAACTCAGAGTCCGGACATCCCTCTTGATCTTTTGGGATCCTGGTCGCAGGGTCATTACCTCCTTTCGGGGGATTATGAGTCTGCCACCGACAATCTGAACATGGACATCATGCAGGTGGCTGTCGATGAATTAAAAAAGGTCGTCCCTCAGTTCTACCATTCATGGTTGAACTGGGAGGGCGGCCCCCACGATATCGAGTACCCCGATTACACGGGATTACTCACCGTTCGTCAGACTAGGGGACAGTTGATGGGGTCCCTCTTGTCGTTTCCGATCTTATGTGTGGCGAATGCCACCACGATTGGGATCGCCCAGAGGCGCCCTCTCTCCGAAACTCAGTGTCTGATTAACGGTGATGATATCTTATTCACCGGCAGTTCACGCCTGATCGGATCATGGAAAAGGGTTTCTAGAGCCATGGGCTTGATCCCGTCGATCGGTAAGAACTATTGTTCTCCCACTTGGGGGAGCATTAATTCCCAACTGATCATTCGGGATTCAAGGAATACCTATCGCCATGTGGCGACGGGGTTGTTTGGCCCAACCGAAAAGGTACGGTCATACAAGTCTTGTATATACCATGCCCTCCGAATTGAGCCCGACTCTAAACCCTCAATCGTGATCCGAGCTAAGCGTGTTTTGGTTAGGACCCCCGAATCCCTGGATATTCCAGTAGATTACGGTGGTCTTGGTGTTTCTTTTGACCGGGAACCGACCTTGTTAGATAAAGAGATTTATTTCTTTAAGCTAACGAGCAAGGGTATCCAACGGGTTGGCGAGCTAGACGATTTTTGTTTCTATCGGGTGCCTAAGCACCTGTTGAGACGTTATGAGTCTGTGCTCGCCAGCCAGAGGGTCAGAGAAATCCCTTCCGTAGACAGTACTGATGAGGACACTGAGATCTTCCCTTGGACCCGCTTCCGAAATTTTCAGAAGTGGTACAAGGGAGTTCCGTGCCTCCGGGACCGTATCCGGAAAGCCAACCTACCATCAGAAATACCATTACGACTTGTGAAATCAGTAACGGTTCGAGTTCCGAGAGTTAATGAGAGTTTCATTAACAATCTCAAAACCCGGATCTGAGAGTGAGTCAACGACTTTCGGAATTATGAAGGTGAAAGCCTGATGTCCTCCGTCTCTTGTTGGCCTACTCTGCTGCTCAGTAGTAGCCGGTCAGGGTGCGGTCTAACC